ATATCTAAATTAAATCCATTCGTGTCAATGGTTCTGTCAGCTGTAAGCGTTTGATCAGCGCCACCCAACCCTCCTCCACTACCGCCAGAAGGTGTAGCAAAAGCAAGATCTCCACTAGCATCTACTTCGAGCACTTGACCTAGTGTTCCAGTAGCTGTAGGGAATGCATATCCAGTACCTGTTGGGTCTCCTACTTGTAGCGTACCATTTACTCTAACTAAATCATTATCGAACTCCCCGTAGATAAGTGGGGTGGTGGAGTTGCTGTTCTCTATGTAGAGACGGTTACTATTTGTTTCTTGATTTCCTGCGTTATATCCTAAAAACACACTATCAGTACTTGTGTTATTTCCTGATGTATGTCCTATAGAAACGGTATTGTTTCTAGAAGTTGAATCTAGTCCTATAGCTACTGCGTTTGATATTGTTCCACCTTTGTTAGAGTTGGCGTTAGAGCCAATAGAAATAGTACTATTAGTGGTTGTGTTCGTAGAGCCTGCGCTTGAGCCTATATTTACACAATGCGTACCACCATTGTTTTGGCCTGCTTGGTGTCCTACGTGGACACTTCTTTCAGCAGCGGAGTTTCCTGCATTATACCCAACTGCAACAGCTCTTTCAGCATTTGAACTGCTTACAGCGCCTCTACCAATAGCGACTGTATCTCTATTTGTTGTTAGACCTAAGCCAGCTTGATAACCAAAAACCGTATTACTATTACCACTGGTGATATTTAGGCCAGCTTGATATCCCGCAACAGTATTGGACGCTCCGTCAATCATAGCAGCCCCAGCCTGATAACCTACAGCTGTATTACCAGCCCCAGTAGTTAACGCAGTTAAAGCTTGATAGCCGACAGCTACTGTGTTAGCGAAGGTGGATGTGCCTGAAACGCCTAAAGCCGATTGGTGCCCAATAGCTACATTGTTGCTTCCGCTTGTGTACCTGTTTGATTCAGAACCTGCCGCAACACTATAAGACTTATTTGACCCTTCGTTTGAGTAATAACCCAAGGAAACATTGTCGCTGCCAACTATTCTGCCCGCATAGTACCCAACAGAGGCGTTGTTGCTGCTATCTACGGTTCCTCTTGGACCGCTATCAGCGCCAACATGAGCATTAAAGTGTCCAGGTCCATACCCAGCGCCCATCCCCACGGAAGTATTAAATGTGCGACTGTTTGAAGCCGCGGCATTCCAGCCGTGTCCTGAGCCGTTTCCTACTGCTGTATTTCCATTGCCATTGGCATTAACTCCAGAGTAGTATCCAAAAAAGGAATTGAAATTTCCGTTAGAGTTCAGTCCTGCGGAATGCCCTATCGAAGTGGCGTAAACGCTTGGTGCTGATGTACTGCTGCCCCCTACTGTTAGACGCCCAGTACCAGCGCTGGTAAGCACAACACCATTAAAGTTGGTTGCATTAACTCTTCCGCTAACATCCAATGCTTCAGTAGGTGTAGTCGTACCGATACCTACTCTATTGTTGGCGCCATCAACATACAAGATTGGAGTATCTGCGTTATTGATATTGATATCAAACCCAGCAACGTCGTGATCTCTAGCAGCATCGAGGGTGAGGTCGGCATTTGCAAAATGGTCTGAGCTTATATTGCTCCACTGAGTGTTATAGTCAGTTCCATCAATTTTAACAAGAGACTGACCTGCTGTTCCTCCAGCAGGGACTCCTTGACCATCTGATCCATCTGCCCCGTCAGAACCATCTGCCCCATCATTACCTGGAACGCCCTGTATGCCTTGTATCCCCTGTATACCTTGTATGCCTTGATCACCCTGAGGACCCTGATCCCCCTGTATACCCTGTATACCTTGATCACCTTGGGGGCCTGTCGCTCCAGTAGCACCTACGGGTATAGAGAAATCAAACACAGCAGCACCGCTCGTCCCAGAGTTACTGACTGTAACGGAAGTACCCTCAGCTCCATTGGTGACCGTACCAACAGAGATCGTGGCGGCATCCCCAGTGGCACCAGTTGGGCCTGTTGGGATAGAAAAATCAAAGACAGCATCCTTAGTTGTACCTGAATTCACAACAACCGCTGGTTGACCCTCGGCAACTGTATTTACTGAACCAGCTGTAATTGTAGCCGCATCACCTTTCTGACCCTTTTCGGTAACAGTAACGGCTACTGGGGGGGGTACGGTTATATTAACCTGATTGGTGTCCTTATCAAAATTTATAGCCATTAGTAAATACTTTATTAAGTGTTGGTCTGACCGTTAACAATAATGCTTTAAACCAGTTTATCATAGTGTTTCAGGAGATTCAGGAAACCATCCATTTTCCTCCATATATTCCTGCGTTCTTATCGTCGTTGTGCTTGGGATAATATGCCCAAACGGGAACTTCGAATTCACTTGCACGTAACTGCTCAGGCTGTACCGCTCATCGTTCGACAGCTCAGGGAAGCAAGCAACGAGGCGTTCAAGAGTTGCCGCGGGGCTAACGTGGATGAGGTAATCTGTATCCACCTGCAAAGCGTTCTGTACTCCGTCGGGATGTACGATGATACCGAAGACGGCTGAATCGATTTCCCAATCCGCTTGGATGAGAACGGGACGGGAGATGTTGTACAGCTCGCGCGTGATTTGCTTTGCCCGTGCTTCGCTTGTTTGCGTGGGCGTTGGTAGTACTATGATATAACCGTTCATTAGAATATGTCGTAGAAGGTGTTCATGTTCGTTTCAATTCCTGTGCGGTTGCTGGATTCGTTGCTAGCGTAGTATATAACCTCTTGCATATATGCAGCTGTCCTAAAGGTGGAGTTTTGACCGCCAAGAACGCGAATTTGTGTGAATGCAGTTGTGCCAGCGTCACCGCTCAGTCTTTCGACGCCATTCATGAAGCACTTGTCCGTTGAAGCAAATAAATAAGAATGTATTGCTGGTTGGCTATAAGCCTGTGAGCCTTGTATAGCAGCACCTTGATACATTCGTGGAATTCCGTTGCTACTTCCTGCATAGTTTACATTATTAAACTGGAAAGGACGATTATCATAATCCGCTTCGTACAATGAAAAAATTGTGAATTCAACGGTGCTTGTTATTGTTGCGTTAATGTCAAAAAACAGTGCATTACTTGCGTTCCGTGTTATAGCAGGTTTCCCGTTCTGCAATATTACCCCCGTCGTGCCGTCGTAAACCTTTGGCATATTCGCGGTCGTGGATTGCGTCGCGTCGTTTGAGCCTGCTTGGTCGTACCACTTCGATACGAACCCGTCGGATGCTCCACAGTGCGTAGCCAGTGCAGTAGTATCTAACTCGTCGTTAGAAAATCCGATGTCCGCGTAGCTGCTCCCGTTGTAAACCTCTACCGCTGAGCCTGTGTAAAGCGTACGCAATTTACGGAGTGAATATGCGGCTGCTGCTCCCGTGTATGTGTCAAGTAATAAGTTGGCTTCATCTGCCTCCTCCCACGTTTGTTTGAGGCTTATCGGTACAGTTCCGCCCGTCCTCGCTTTTAAGTATTCCAAAAGAGCCGCCTTCACCGTAGAAAAGGAAGCATCGTCTGCGGGTGCGGGTGTAAACTCAACCCATGTCCCCGTGTCGGGATCCGCGAACGCTGCCTCGGAGTAATAAATCTTCCGCTTAATAATCTTGCCCGCTGTTGGGGTGTCGCTGCTTGCGCTTTCTGCAAGTCCGTCCCCGTCCGCTTTCGCCGTGTAATAAAGCTCGACCGTATCCGTGGCACCGCTTCGGAAAGTCTCCGCGTCTGTTTCGAATCGGTTGTGATACTGGGTATCAATTGCGACATCGCCTGGCTCCCACTCGCTATTCGTGTTGTTCCAAACGAGCGCCTGACCATCTGCTGGGGCGGTGGTGGTTGTGTCTACGTCATTCAAGTCATCTATACTTGAGGTAGAAATATCCCCAGCCAGGCCTTGAGGCCCTTGTGCACCAGTTTCGCCCTGGATACCTATTAATCCCTGGATACCTGGGTCGCCTTTAATACCTTGCAGACCTGTTAGGCCTTGTACTCCTTGTATTCCTTGGTCGCCTTGAGGTCCTTGTGCTCCTTGATTGCCTTGAGGTCCTTGAGGTCCTTGTATTCCTTGTATTCCTTGATCGCCTTGAGGTCCCGCCACAACAGAATCAGATCCAGGAGCGCCTACTTCACCCTGTATTCCTTGGGGTCCAGTTTCGCCCTGGGGTCCAGTTTCGCCCTGGGGTCCAGTCTCACCCTGCGGACCTTGATCTCCAGTGAAATCGGACGTTATGAATGAAGAACCGTCGGTGTAGTTTATGGTAAACGTTCCGTCGCCGTTATTGACAGTGGAGCTAACCCCAACCCCAGCGTCGCCGCGAGGTCCTTTCCGCTCTAGGGTGACTGTAAGCTTTGCCATCACACCGCTGTTGATACATCCTCCTTGACGGTAAAGTTGCCTCTAAGTATCGTCGTAACCTTAGAAAACTCATTAGCCAAAACCTTATACTGAAGATCGTAAATGAACCTGCCAACAGGTAGTCTGGACGTGGAATCAGCCGTAGCCTTTAGGGCAACATTCCCTAAATCGTCAAACTCATCAAAAGTAAATATAGGGGATTCAGCCTCCTTGGTTTTAGAAACGCCTTTCGTCTCCGATTCCTTCAAGGCCGAAGCCGCAATAATCGTTTTACTCGCTTGAGGCCGATTCAACGTTTGCTGAGCAGCCCCAGGAGTTTTAACTTGAATGACAAACTCATAATTATCCGAAAGGAGCGGCAGAGGGTCTCCAGCGCTATCTTTTAGGTTTAAAAACAATTCAAACGAGTCGCCGCGCTTGCAGGAGATGTCTAGCCTCTCTGATACATCTAAGTTTGCTTTTTGAGCCATATTATATTAATTGATTTGGTAGTGATAGTCCGCCCATAGGGTTAATTGGTTGCTGTATCTCACCCCTCTTGCCCTCTCTCTGAGAGATAAGTTTGCTTTGCTCAACAGCCTGTTTTTTAACCCTTTCGTCCTTTCTATTTTCCTTAAGGACCTCAAGCTTTTCCTTGAAGTCCTGGTCATCCGACCGAACACCCAATATTGCCTGAGCTTTAATCATCTCAATTTCCTTCCTGAACTCATGCTTAATTTGCTCCATTTGAGAATCAAGCTGAGCCTGCATTTGCATTTTCTGAGCGTCAATTTGAGCTTGAGCCTGCATTTCTTGCATTTTAGCTTGAGAAGTTGCCTGAGCTGAAGATTGCTGAATCTGGGCCTGTTGTTGAGAATTTTGCATGGCGACCTCTTGATTTCTTGACATACGCTTTTTTCTCCTCACCACCAAGAGTCTCTCTGCTTGATTTACATCCTTGAGCTGACGAATAGCTATGGCGTCTTCTATGTCTAACTCTTTTTGCTGAATAGAAATCTGAATATTTTGCTCTAGATATTGTCTATCATTATCTTCCATTTCTTTCACCACCTGAACGCCAAAGTTGTACATCGGGAGATCACCAAAAGATGACAAAACACTCATGTTTTCTTTTCCTACCGCGTTAGCATACATATTGAATATCACAGAATCTGGGGGGATAACCTGAAGGCACTTAACAATATCCTCACAAACACGCTTAAACAAAAGCATCGATGCGTTGGTGATATCATATATGGCGTTATTGCCAGCCGCAATGGCCTGCTGTTGAACGCCCACAAGAGTGTCGCCCTTAGGAGTTGAGGCGTCCATCATCTCATTAACACCCGTGGCATCCCTAATCATGCGCAGGTAATGATTGTACAGCCCGATTAACTCATTAACGTTTCGGATTGCATTACCTATCTCTCTTACTGGCGGGTTTTGAAATCCACCTTCTGGGTTTTTACTTCTGTAGTAAAACACACCTGTTTGCTCGTAAATATCATGCAACTCCAAAGGCTGCAACTCACCCCCCTTACCTAGCTGAACATTCTCAAGCCCCTCTATATCGATTACCAGCCCATCAGGCTTTGCCTTAGCGATAGCCTGCTGAATCTTTAAATGAGTTAATTGAAGCATGTCCGCAAAACCCAAACAAGAATCCACCATGGACTTAGGCATCATGTTTCGCATATTCGTAGAGACAACCGAATATGAAAGACTGGCCTTAGATATATCCTGAAGGTTCTTGGGCGTATTCTTAGCTCTTCCGTAATTAAACATGAAGTCGCTACCAATAATGTAGCTACCACCATAAACGGTGCTAACCTCCATTTTGTGAGGGGTTCTTTGGAAAACACTCCCTTGTTTTGGAGCGTAATCAAATCCCTTCATAAAAAAGTTTGTATTGCCGAACCTATTTTCCTTTTCTTCAAAATGTATACAGTCAACAGAAATAAACTCAAAATCAAGAACGTCCAGCATGTATTCGTCGTAACCATACTCACTTCTTTGGTTCTTTTGATTGTAATTAGATGAGTTTAAAGAAGCTGGATTATTGCCGAATTTGCTCCGAACACTAGTAGCAATTTTTCGGAAATCATCCTCATTTAACTCATGACCAGCCAGTCGCTTTAACTCAGACATAGAAATACGCTTAACGTGTCCAGCGTAAATAATATCCTTAAAGTTAGGGTCCTCCGTGTAACTGTGTATGAAGTTTATAGGATCTACATAATCAAGCCTGATCCCTTCGTTTGGGTCATTGCTTCTTTTTGTAACGGCCATTCCCAAGGCTACGATATCATTCACGCAGCGCCTAAGGGTTGTGTCATTGAAATCATTCCAGGAAAGGGTCATGTTGGTTCCGATCTGAGCAGCAACTTCAGCATCGGTCTTGATATTCGTACCCATGAATATCTCCATTTCCTCCTCGCTCTCTGGAAGTTGATCTGGATCAATGTCTATGACCAGCCCAGATTTCTCTTTTAGTTTTTTAAGCTGTTCTTTTGCGGCTGCCTGGCGCTCAATTCTTTTCTTCTTACGATTCTTCTCAGAAGAAGATAAAGGGTCTATAGCTTCAAGATTTGGATATGGGTCTCTGGAGAGTATTTTATTTACTACAACTCGGACAAACTTTGGCAGGATCGGTACTGGCGTGTAATCAAGATTCATTAAGCTTCCATCGCCGTCACTGGGGTCGAGTGATCGAAGCAGCTTTTTATATATGCTAGTATCTTGTATGCCGTTAGCGTAATCCCTGTTCTTTTCAAACTTTGACGACCTTCTCCCTAGTAGAGAATTAGATTCATTAGATTTGCCCCACTGAGACTCTATTGCTTTAGCGTACTGCAAGCCATAATCCTTACTCTCCTTTTGGGATACATCCACCAAGGGATCGGGAAAAGAAGTACCCTTCTTGCTATTTATATTATCCATGAGATTTTTTGCAGTCTAAGCGTATTTTGCAAATATAGGAAATCCGCGTTAGACCTTATATCTCCTGAAGAACCGCTTATCTGAAAAATTAGACGTAGTTTTTTCTTCCTTTACCTTTTGTGCGGCAAGGAGGGCTAATCCAGAGCTTATAGTCAGGTCAAACTTAGTCCGCTTGTCTATTTTATATCCAATCCAATCCTCAAGGGTTCGATTAAAGTGCATATTACCCATCTCCCCAGTTTCAAGATTTACACCTACATGATCATGAATATAAGCCTCTATAGCGTGAGCATGAGACTGTATAACGTCCTGTGAATTCGAGGGTATGCCCTTCGTTCTTACGCTTCCAGAGCTGGATGTTTTTAAGTGCTCGGGCCGATCCATTAGGTAGCCGTCGTAACCCCTTGACTCAAAGTATCTTGCAATACCGTACTTATTGTTCTCTATAAGCAAAGGGTACCCATAATAGAACGCACACATAAGTACATCCTCATAGAAAATGCTAGCCAGGTCTGGACGTGAGGCATACTCAACAACAAACATGTTAGCGGGGACGTCCATGTTAAACTTATTGTACATATGAAGAGCGCCTTTAGACCCCCTGCTATCAACAGTGACGTCTAAGTCATAGGAGTCAACCCCTCCAACCCCAATATGTTTATTTGGTGCTATTTTTTTGCCTCTATTTTCAGCCTTTTTGTTAGCTAGATGCTCAGGCGGCAACCAGGACACCCTAAACCTACCGTTAGGGTCTGGTGAAAAAACGACCTCCTCATCTCTTTTCCTCCAAATAAGGTTTCCCCTTACGACTGGACTCGGATACAGATCATCATTACTTTCTATTTGCTGATATATTTTTCCTATATTGAATAAAGCACCATCAATACTATCTCGAAACGCCTCGTCCTCAGTAAAAGGGAACTGCCTAATTATTTCATTGAGCTCCGATGGATCATCCTTGAATGACTTTCTGTCATTCTTCAAGTAAGTCTTGCTACCCAAATCAATAGTTGATCCGTCAATACCGAGGATGTCTGAGCTAGGGTCCTCCGACACAGCATTTCCGTACTCGTCAAAAAAGCCCTCTAAGGCATCATAAGCGGGGATAAATATCCTGTAAAGGCCAGACCTTGTTCTTCCGTTGTTGTTTCTTTCGCTGGGGCTTGAATCGCCCCAGAGGGCTCTGTATTCTTCACCACCCTTATTCATCGGATTCACAGTGCTACCCACAAGCGCCTTACCCACAATTCTCTTACCAACTATTAAGCAGGTTCGTTCTATTCTCCAGGCCTCCCTAATGTCTGACGGTCTTTCCCACTTGCCTGCTTCGTCAAGATAAAGCATGTGAAGCTTTTCGCCATCATAAGCATTGTTAGTTGTGTTCTTCCAGTTTATAACTGAATTAAGAGCGTCACCAATCTGAGAGGTTTTATTATTCTTGGTTATGCGCTTCGACGGCTCACGAAAGGCTAGCTCCATACGTGGATTTGTAGTGCCGTCCTGTATAGGCTTAAAGAAAAAAGGGTAGCCGCGAAATATCGCAACCGCTTTCTTCATGAAAATATTTTCCTGGGCGTCCTTACCAGTTTTCGATTGAATACCGAGAAGCTTTTCTTTAACTTGAGTAGCTTCGTCCACAAGGACAGCAGAGCATATATTAGTGTAGCCAGAACGACGACACTTAGTATATAGCTGACCGAAACAACGAGGATCAGCTTCACACGCAGCCATGTGGAGAAAGATTTCTTTTTGGAAAGCAAGGTATGATGGGTATCCGATATCAATTTTAGACCATTGTAGAAACATATAGTGTCTCCCTGTAATATACGTAGGTTTCCCATTATTGTAAAACCACACACCGTCTCGCCTACGCTGAAACTCTTGCTCGATGTAAGAACGAAACTTGTTGCGAAACTCGGCAGGTTTTTCGATCCACTCATCCATACCGCGAACCCTCTGCATTTCTTGGGGCATAGGTATGCGCTTCCACATTTGCAGCTTCTTTGCTTTGTCATGGAACAGGATCTGAGATCGCTTAGGTTTTTTCGGTAAAACAACGAGTAACCCGTGGAGCTCGATAGTTTCTCCTTCTGTACCGTTAGGGTCGATCTTAATCCCTTTAGCTTCATACCCTTCTATGTCGATTAAACTGGACATCAATAGCTCTGTCCGTGCTTTGTCATTCTACCCAACGAAGGTACTCCTTTTTTGGGGTTTTTGAGCGTCATTTGTTTACCGCAATCGCATTGGCCTTCAGGGTAGTAGACTTCCCCGTCCTTAAACTTCATGGTTAGGGTTTGGATTGATTTCTCGGATTTGCATTCCTGGCAAATTAAGTCTGGCATGTTTTTTAATTTAATTGTACACCCGACAGGACTCGAACCTGTGACCGTCTGCTTAGAAGGCAGATGCTCTATCCAGCTGAGCTACGGGTGCATTTTTTTTGTCAAAAGTAATACTCCAAATGTGAACATTCCAACAATCATTAAAATGTTCGGTTCGATCGGGATTGGTTCGTGTTCTTCGCACCACCACGGTGGGTTAGGCGTGTTGCATGGATTAAAATGTACAGGGCTATCTACATCACTACTCCAATCATGAGTCCATTCATCACTGTAGTAATCTATAGTTGAAGGGTATTCAGTCAGAATTTCATCCTGCTGGGCCATCGTAAATAACATTGAAGCCTTCTTTTAAGTAACCAGCTGTATCTGACTGATTATCAAAGTTATAGTCACCCCAGTAGATTAATCCACTAGCACTATTTAGAGAATCTTTCTGCGAACCCTCCTGAGTAGTCTTTGTCTTTTTCGATTTCTCCATTGTCGTTTAGTTCTTTAACCATTTGCTCTAATCTCTGTCGCTCCACCAAAAGTTCCTTACAGTCGATAGCCGTTTGCTTTATGGATTGGAGCTCAGCCTTACGTGAAGACCCTCCTGCTTCAGGATCTACAGGCTTTTTAATTTCTTCGATCATGTTGTCGATCGCTATCTCCATGCTATGCATGAGCCTTTCAGCAGCGCTAATCGTAGTAAACTTTTTAACTCTCGACATACATAAGGTCTTCAGCTCGAACACGGTAATACTCCTTGCCCTCTATTGTAATTCGATAATCCATGTTTTTGGCAAAGCCCACTACGTCGCCTACTTTTAATCCCAGTTCATCTACCCAAGGCGCTTCAAATGCGACCATGCCTTTCGTGATAGGGCTGTCTTTAAGTTTAACAACCTCAATAACGCCCGATTGCTTCTCTTCTTCTTCTTCCACTCCTTCGAGAAGAGACCAGCCCGCCAGCGGATGTAACCTCCCAGTCTTTGCAGACTTGTAAGCAATAGCCTGGTTGTTAATGGTATGCAGAGGATCGAAACGAACAAGATAATGATTGTCCTCACCAGTAAGAGGCTGGCCGTCGTTAATAACAACGAGATGATGGAAATAAAGCGTGTCGCCCACCTCGACTCCTGTATCGTACTTAAAAGGCGACGCCACCACGGGCCCCTCTGTGACTCTGTTTTTAAACTCATTGAATTTACTGTCTATATAAAGCTCTAAACCACTATTGGTCGTGATCGTATCGTTGACAAGCTTTTTTAGCTCAACAACAAACAAATCAAATGTTTTCATTTAATTAAAAGTTTAAGTCATACTCTAGCATACAAGGCATCTCATCTATACACTTCCAGAGAAGAGTTCCTTCTTCGTTCTCAATATAAATAAGGTATCTTTTTTTTGCAAATCTATGGAGATATTTTTCGTCCTCCAAGATGGCGGTGACTTGACCTTTACCCGCCCGCATGCCGATGTAATACGCCATGCCATCTTTAGGCTCTTTGCCTATAATGATTTTTCTAATAAGTCCCTCCATAGTTAATTTAATGATATACCCAGTCCGCCCAATAGATCATCAAGATTAATATCATCCTCTTCTTTGTAGGCGCTATCCATGACGGTTTTAATTGCCTCCAGCTCTTGTCTGTTTTCTAGATTAAAGCTATACATGGTTTTCATCTCGGCCTCGGTTTCATCGGCCTCCATTGCATCATGATCTATAACGCCAACAACAATAGAGGCGAGGACCCTATCCTCCATCTCAAAATCACCAATGGTATCCTCCATTTTTTTAACTAAGGAGTACATTTCAGCAAAGAACAGGGTGTCTTTTGAGTTCATGGTTAGTAAATTTGTTTAGAATCAAATATACAAAATAATCGATGCCAAAGTCTACAGTCAAGAAAACAAGGTTATTTAGAGAAGTGTCTAAGCTACCAGACAAGTACGTAAAGCATAACTACCTAAAAAACCTTAGGGGTGCAATGAGGGGCTTCTTGGAGAAAAACGAAAAAATAACAAGAGCTCAATTTCAGTTTATGCTTTTTATTTACGACCTGGAATTTTTCACCATTTCTTGGGCCTCAAAAGAATACGGATACGCTTGGGGCAGTTTGGCTGACAGGATTATATATCCCCTTATGTCTGATGATTATATATACAAGCACTTTGATAAGCTAAGTCCATCTCAAACCGCCGAGGATCACCTATTTAGAGACGAGACAAAGTACAACTATCGCGTAAGATATGCGCTATCCCAGAAAGGCAGAATGGCGGTACAGCGTTTCTACAACTCACTTTAAGTGAGGTCAAGCAAAGTAAACAATCGCAGAGCCAGCGGCTAACTTCACCTTTTGCCACCTCCCGAAAATAATAACACCGTTCTTAATTACAAAATCTGTAGGCACTAGTGGAAACCCCTGGGTGGGAACGTCATTTGTCAGGACTGTAGGTGTTTCAACGACGGTGTAATCGTTGTTGAATTTAGTAGTATCGTCAAGGGACTGGATCGCTACCACCTTAAACGATAAATCAGTGAGGTCGATCTCTGTCCCACTGGTGATATAATAGCCTCCAAGCTGACCGAAATTCGCGAGGTTAGAGTCCCCTTGTCTTATGAGATTTGACATTGTAGTTTACTTTAAAGCAAATATACGTTTTATTCATTTATCATGATCTGGAAGGCAATCTTATCCCCATCCGCATAGGACCCTGGGGTCGTCGCTGTAAAGACAGCATTCTCAGTAGTGGTAGTACCATCCTGGGCAGCCTTATAAGACCAAGCTACGACTATATCATCTACCGTAGGGGCTCCCGTGCGGGTAACCTCTTTATTCACACCAGCCCAACCAGTCCCTGCGATGGACCAGCTTTCTGCAAACCCGTTATCTACAGCTCCGAAAGCCAGGGCTAGATTGTTCTCTGAGGTTCCTTTGCTTATGGCTGAAGCTGTTACTACCTCGGAGTCTATAGCGCCAAGAGGAGTTGAATACTCCAGTATAGAGCCAGAAGTAGCAGCGCCTTTAATTTTGAAGCAATTCCAAACACACTGATCGATATCCTGTCCAGAATTATTCACCTCAAAATTAGCATAAACACCCTCACTTCCATCGGCAACCCTATAGTAAACACTACTGCCTAAATTCGTATCATTAGAGGTAGACAAGTCGAATAATTTCGTCCATCCAAGCGGGGTGGATCCTGGCGAGGTATCACCATTCGATCTTGCGTCATAAGTCAAAACAACTAAAAGCAAGTCGTTAGCCGCCACAGAGTCGTAGGTTGGGTTTGAGACGAGTTGTACAGGGATTTCAAATGGGTCTGTTGACGAAGGGTCGTTTTCGGCCACATCGACCGTATGAACAGCTATATAAGGACCCTCTATTGATGGTAATGTCGGTATATTTTGATATCCAAAAAGGATATTCATATAGTCTTGCATCTCCTGCTTCTGAGAGAAACGATCGTCTTGATAGTAAATGGCGGCCAAAAGATTCCCTCTAAGAGGAAACCCCGAGGCTGCACCCACCTGTTCAAATTTAAAACTATCTGGGAATCCATCAAGTGGTGTTGTTCGAATCCCGTCAACGCTATACTCCTGGGTGTCTACTACTAATGTCTGAGGTGAGGTACCAAGGTAAAGGCCAACTACGTGCAGGTCGGTATCCAACCCAGCGGTGGTGCCTCTGTAATTTTCTAAGTCATACACGCCGACGCCACCCTGAAAAGATTGATCGTTAAATCCAGGGAAGCCATTCTTAGAGAAAATAGATATACCTTCATTCAAGGGGTGACCAGTGAGTCCAGATATATTGTTCGTGGATGAACTTACATATCCAGTAAGGTTCCTGTAAACCAAAAGGACAGACGAGGCCTCAAAGGGAGAGTTTATATTTAAATAATTTACCGTATTGTCGTTAAAGGATCTTTGAAAGTTTAAACCGCAGATCCCGTCATCAGAAGCCCCATCCAACGTCCTTGTAGAGCTGTCGTAAAACCTAGGTGAACTATTCGGGCTGACATACAAAGATTCAGCATATAGGTCCCCCGAGCTCTGAATTCCCTGAGAATACCATCTATTGACGGCCCCGTCGGACTCACCAAGGCTAGCTGGGTCTCCGTAATCAGGGTGACCGAGGAACTGACCTAAATTTGTAATAGAGCTTGCAGACCCTCCGCCAGCGATAACCCCTGAAACTGGGGAGTCAAAATCAACATACCCAGAGGTGTTTGCGTAAACATCGGCATAAGCAATGAAATTAAGGTCCCCATAAAGCCTGGAGGCCCTCATTATCCTGACTGGATTATCATTAAGCAATCCAGCAAAAGAAAACATGCCAAAAACGGCCTTAGCACCCGCAAACAAATTGTAAAATGACTGAGGGGAGAACTTCTTTAGCTTAAGGTTGAGCGACTCGATATCCTCCGAGAGCATCTGATTGGTTTTGTGTCTCCTCACATGAATGGATGTGCTCTCGTAAAACAAAGCCGTATGGAACCATCCCAGGTTTTCTATTGTAAAGGAAGGAGGATCCAGAAGTGTGTTTGGGGTTACATCTACCTCTATGGTTATTAGCTGACCTTGATTTTCTGGGACTGTTATATTCTCGGTAGTGTAATCAGAATAGTAGTCTTCATTAACAAGAACCACAGATGAATCTGTTCCGACCGCCTCATCAACGTAAAGATTTGTCATCTTAGCGTATATAGCGTTATCGGATTGCTTGAAAAAATACTTTGTTGTGGAAAGCGATTCAAATTGAACCCTGTAGTGAGCGGTAAAAGAATCGGACATCGAGGAGGAGGTGAAGCTCCTGCCCGCATCCATATTAAGCGCTAATCCCCACTGAGAGTTATACACGAAATTATTCGAGCATATTAAAGGAGCAGAAGCATCGCTCGTAACGGTAAGGTTATTTGCATTTGGCCCTTGATCAAACATAATGGTAACTACGGCGGTAACTACTGGATTAGCCTCTTCAAAAACTGGGTCATTTGTGTATCCGCTTTGGCAAAGAAACCCTCCGAGGTTTATGGATGAGGAAGAGCCAGAAAATACCTCAATCGGAGAATTTAAAGAAGTTTTTCCGTCAATATCGGGATACAGGAAAATTTCAGCCTCTTGAGCCCCAAGTCTTTTTACTTTGGCTATAGGTCCAATGTAGGATCTGTTTAAAACCTTCAGGCTATAACCCCCGATGCAATCGTCACCGTAAATCTCTAGTGGTTGTTGATTCATGTTAGTATTTGTTGTACTTAGGTACTGGCTTAATTGTCTGACCAGAAAGATCTTCTGGATCGGTAGAAGGCAAAACGGTGGATCCGTAGTCTACGGTGTCTTCCACCCCAACGAATGTGCTCCCTGCAATAAGCTCTATATTGTAATCCCCATTAGGTCTTGAGCCATTGACTATTTTTGCTACAAGCGTCACCTCTTCTTTAACTTCGAGTTGAGCTCCGCCACCCGTTAAAAGGAACGTCTTTACATAGTCCCAGTTGTATGTCCTTACGGTACCGCTAAGGCTAATGGTTGGGGCATCGTCAAGCGCGTACTCCACATCATTGAGCTTGTACTTAAGATCAATAGCAATGTTTGGGTCAGAAGGATAGAGGGACTCGTCTATAGATATTGTAACGTCGCCAGATATTTCAGTCTGCTGATCGGAGCCATTGATGTAAACAAAGACGCTATTCTCGTTTATGGCGCCCGCCCTGGAATCAAAATTAAGAGCCTTCTCGGAATTCGATGTTGTTATGCTCTTATTTTCTGAAGAGCTTGCGGAGAACTCCCATAGAAATTGAGAATTCTCCAAGTAAGGCGGGGTAAACCCGACTTTCGTACTGTTGTGCATAACGGAAACTGGGGTAGGGGATGTTGATAGGTCAACCATCACGCCTTCTACATTTGCACCCACGTGCAAATTTGTAGTTGGTACAATTATCTCTTTAAACGTCTTGTATACTCCTGAAACGCTAGGAGAGAACCCTCTTTTGTTAGAGCCAAACGATATGCTTTTTACTTCGAATATTTGAGCCTTATGTTTTTGCACCCCAGCTATGTTGACACTGTCGTATGCTAAATCACTAACTGTTGCATGCCCGACAACACCCAGGGCTGTTTTTTCGGCGGCGGTTGCATAAACAGGAACCGCTGATAAATCAAAAACAAAAGTGCGTAACGAAAAATACATGGCCGTTCCAGCAATAGGTATTTGCTCGACAACACGCACCCCCTCGTTCACCGTGATAAAATTATCATCACCATATACCGTTAAGGATTCGTTAAGGGATCCTACGCCCGAACTATTCCTATAACCCAGAACTTCAATCTTAGCCTTCAACACTTCACCCACTTCGGAGTCATACCATGGAGCTGGTGGTTTTTCCTGGCTATGAAATATAACCTTAATGGTAACCTGCATGTTCTGGGTAGAAATAGAGGGTATCGACACAGAGTTGCTGGAAATCCCGCTTGAGATCGCACTATCCTCGTTGAATGGAACTTCAAAACCTGGATAATCTTGCTCGTTTTTAATGCTATCTGATTTTACATACCTATCTATAGATGCATCAACAAGTCTATTCGGATCTAGCACATCGCCAAATGCACTCAAAACCCCAAAATCAATTCCGTTAGGGATGAGGCTGTCTGTGCTGTACACATTCACAGAAGCGGTAGGTATAGGGGTCACAAGGGGAATGCTGAAGTCACCAGTAATAGGCCTGTGATTGGCTACAATCACGTAATTAACGTACTTACCTTCAGAATCTGTAGCGTGAATTAAGGTACCTAACGAATCCTGAATGTTGTTTTGCTCTGTCCAGCCCTGAGTAGAGTGTAATTGTAATAAATCTTGAATGGATCCCAGGTTTATTGACTTTGTAATGCTAAAATAGCTGTCCGTAGAACCATTCTTAAAGACCACCATGAAGGTTGTGTTTTCGGCGTAATCGCTTGATCCGATTGATATGTCGGATAATATTTGAGAGAGATTACTTGGGAAGCAAGCGTCAGCTACAAAAAAGTTAGCGGTCATCCAGTTCTCACTAGCATGGTCTAAGGACTCGGATAGGTTGCTAGATGTTAAATACCCACTTGAGGGGATAAACTCTAAGTTCGAAGAAACTACCTCCCAGTTACTAACCGAAGTACCGTAGCTCTCTCCCTCAACATCAGCTTTTAATTGCAGGAATGTGGTGCTTGCATCCCACGTCGTAGCGTCTGCGTGAAAAAAAGCATCGGGATGAACTTCATACAAAATTGGCTCTCCCTCTGAATCGAAAGAATACAAGTATGCGAAAGCTCCAGAAAGTTCGCCGTCGTCTCCGAGCGTATAAACAACGTCCTCTAGCTCTGTGTTTTCAGAAACCGAAACTATCCTATTGCTTATAGATCTTGATAATCCTAACATTGCCTCTTTTGAGGCAAAGATAAGAAAAGAGAAGCAACCTATCCGCTACAGCTTTCGCACCCTTCTGGTGCGTGAATATTGCAAATAATCTTTCCGCTCTTGATCTTTTCCTCTTGATCTTTAAGCTTATCCTTATCAAGAAAATCTACATTGAAGTCATCCTCTTTATTGCTCATAATTTTATTTTTTGGAGAGCGAATATAGTGAATTTTACCTACCCTGTCCTCGGTAGGATTTCTTGTAGTTTTTACTGTTTTTGTTGCTAGATGTTTTCGTCTTGGAGTGCACCCCAGGCCTGCTTACCTTATTGATGTCGGGTGAAAAGTTGCTTACGTTTTTAGCCATTACATTGGTTTATAATAAATGCCCTTTTCGTCTCTATGGGCGCTCCTAATCTGTTTTCTGTTGTTCCCTCCTTCTTTGTATGAAATGTGAATCCAGTCAGGCTCGTCTTCGCTGCCAAACTCCCAGATCATCTGATCCCAATCTAGGTTGTCCTTGATGTAATTAAAGAGTTCTTTGTTTGTGACGCCTCCACACATATGGGCATCAATGTCGAGCGCCTCACCAACCATATGTTGAGAGTACTTACTCCCTCCAATAGCTGTATTCAGAGCTTTACATCTATACCCAGAGGTAACCCCAATGGGTATACCAAAATGATCCCTCATGGGCTGAAACACATTCTGGGCGATAGCAGTAAGGTTGTTTATCTCCCACTGATCAGGCACGTTTTTTATTCCAAGGCGGGTCGCTGTGTCTGATCTCAGGGCCTCCTTTAGTGTTAGGTTTTCGCTTAGCTTCATTTCGATTGGCGACCCAGGACGGGTCAATTCTTTTAATTCGAGGATTGTGATAATATTTCTTCAATCTATGATTGAATATAGCAAAGTTAGAAAAAAAATTTGTGAGATCGAAAAGTTTATCTTACCTTGAGATCAGCAAACTCAATTTACGAAACAATTTAAAACAGTTATTTGCTATGAAAAATCTTCTCTTAACCCTCGGCTTAATCGCCACAACAGCTCTAAACGCACAGGACGCTGTTCAGTTCAACATCGAAGTTGCCAGCTTTAATTATCAGGACTACACCTTTGCGGATGTGTTTTTTATTGACCGTGAAGGAAACGTAAATCAGGCTTTTAACAAAACCCAACTACTGCCTGGGTGTGGGTTTGAAGGCAATGGATCAAAATCCCTTCAAGTGGGATCAATGTTGGTTGTAGATATGTACAACCGAGCGGGGGACTTCACTCACAGCTTCAGTGCTTACGTAATTGAAGATGGGTTGGGCGGAGTAAAGACACAGGTCGTTGAGCCCTCAGACATCATCTCACTTAAGGTTGGCAATCAAGAAACCTACTTTGAGTTCTTAAGTGATGAGTACTAACTCATCTGTTAAAGCTACTCCCTAGAGCCCTCAAGAAAGCGTCAGCATCGACATTCTTGGGGGCTCCTTTTTGGCCCACGTTCTGGATGGGAGTATTTTGGTAATCTAACCCTTGATCCATATTGCCAAGTTTAGCTTCACCCCCCCTTCGAACAGATTTTAGCAATTGGCCCAGCGCTGCTTTAGATCTAGCACCTGTTTCTAACCCTGCTATGGGGGTTTCCGATGCCTCGGACCTGGCGACTTTTCCTACGTCCCTCAAAGCCTTTTTCATTCCCCTTCCTCTAAAGGCTCTCTCATCCTCTTTGCTTCGAGGTCCCCGCGTTGGTGCCATAATATCGTTCATCGCCATGTTGAGGTTATCCCCAGATATACCTTCAGACTTAAGGAGGTTCATTACATCCGAGACCGAGAAATCCGTGGGTTGTCCGTCCTGCATGAAGATATAGTCTGTCCCTGGCCGTGGCTGGTCAGTTGTGCTATAGCTATCCTTAACCATTATTTTAATGTCTGGGACACTAGCTGTGGGGTTGTGAACACCACCATGGGGGTATGTCTTCCCTCCAAACTTATATACTCTTCCACCTTCACGCATCTGTTTAGATGCTACATCTTGCAGCATAGAGTAAAGACCCTTCTGTTCGGGTTGCTTATTGTAATTCATTACGTAGTAGCTAAAAACATTTCTAGTTCACATGCAGACCCTACCGCCATAGCATAAACAGCATCGATATTTAATAGGGCGGAGTTTATAGTTGTTGCGTTATCCAGGGTTGGGTTCTCTGTTGCTGTGGTTGACTCAGCAAACATATCGTCATTACCTAATATATAACTCTCCCCTGGCTCGATCAAAACAGCATACTGATCGCCATCGTTGTCTGTGACAAACCTAACCTGTATATTGTTATCAGTATCCAGGTTTGTGAATCGTAAGTACTTAAGAGTATTGTCTATGATTGTACCCGCTGATATACTAGTAGGGTCAAATAAAAGTACGCTCTGCTCAGAGTCTTGAGGTAGCGTCACCACCCTGTGCTCAGCATTATTAATCCCAGAGATAGAACTAAAGTTGCTGTTACCAACATCCTTACTGTTAAGGACTAATTCCTCTTTGATTGTAACTTTTAGAGTCGCCATACTGCAAATATAACTTATTTGTTTTTAAGCAGTTTGAACTTAGGTAGCACACCCCCTCTTTTATTTCTCATAAAATACTGATTTGGGGTTTCAGTTGGTGGTTCCTTAGTGAGTCTCATGTCACAAAAATAAGTTATTTATTTTTTGCCCCCACGAGCTCTTCGGTCACCAGCAGAATCAACCTTACTGCCCCTATTTGATGAAGCACTCTTAACTCTCACTTTAATTCCTTTTTAATAGGGATCTTTTTACAGCCTTGACGGTTCTCTTACCTCTCTTTGTGGCAGCCTTAAGATTTTTCTTTGCTTGTTTCTTTTGACCCTCGAATGTAAATCCACCCGCCTGGTCGTAAGCTTTTTGAAGAGCTTTGCCTTGCTTCTTCTCATCTCGCAGTCTCCTCATCTGCTTCCTTGCTGTTTGTCTTATAGACTTCTTTACTGGTTTCATACTGCAAATATAATGAAGACAGTTTTTGCGCCTTTACAACTTAATTAGTTTGATTGACGCTTATTTGGTTATGTTTTATGTGTGCACACACACATCTTTTAAGACAGCTTCTTAGGTTTAAAACAGCTTCTAAGCTTTATCGCTGATCTTGCTTTGGCGAAGTTACAACTTTTTTCTTACAAAGTCAAGTGTCAAGCAAAGCTTTAAGTAAAGCATGTAATCAACTAAGATACAGCATAATAACCTGTGTATATGCGGGTTTTGTGGATAACTCTGTTGGTAAGTCTCTCGCCAATTGCGACTCATCTGAGAATTTTATCAGCCATGTAGATCGTGGGGATTATATATATATACACACGTACGTACACGCATAGGAAAACGCACATGAAACACCCCGTGGGCATAATGCACCCGCAGTTTCGCCTACATTTTCAGCTTTTTATTGTTGGCATTTACAGTTTGTATTATCATTTTTAACGTAGTTAGCCATAGAAAGAACACGAACAATAACCCCCTAATTAAAAACACAAAAATCTAACCGACTCTCACGTAGGTACACATAATGCCTACATAGCGCGGATTTCGCCTGTTTCCGTGCGGGATACTACGTATCCTTCCTGCGGGAGAAATCACGCCGCGAAATCAGCCACCGAAAAACTTGACTTCACTGAACTAATCAACTAACTTTGCCCCGAATCGTCGCCGTTGACGTTTCATCTAAATCTCAATGTATGTCAACATACACACCAACCCACTGTCCAGAGACTGGACGTAAGTTCACTAAGGCTGAAAGAAAGGCCGCTAACAAGGCTCGATACGCTGCAGAGCGAGCGGCCCAGACACCCAAGCCCAAGCGCAAGGCAAAGCCCACAGAGGCACCCAAGCCTGCGATGAGCGAGGCGGCGCTCATGCAAAAGTCGAAAGCCGAATTGGTTGGCTACATCCTTGGACTTCGTGAGGCTATCGATGGCTACGTAGCTAAGCGAGATGCAGAAACCGAGCCCACGAACAAGCCCAAGCGCAAGAAAAAGCCTGTAAAGGCTTCCAAGGCTAGGGTGGCTGTCCGCAAGCCCAAACGTTCCAGTGCTGACGGACTAGAGCAGGCCCAAGCACGGACGGCGACTGCCAACAAGGTTGGTAAGGTCAAGAAAACGAAGGTTGTTCACGCCGTTACTGGCAAGGAAGCGCAACCTTTCGAGCCTCGAATGGAGGTGCCTGTGGAGGAGCGCAAATCAGTCAAGCGTGAGCAGATGCGTCTCACCCTCCTGCCTGGGGAGTCACCTGAGCAGGGTATCCGCCGCATGAAAATCCAGCAGGCTCAAGCCGAGGCTGAGGCTATCCGAATCGAAGCCGAGCAACTCACGATGAACCTCGAAGCATGAATAGCCTAAGCACATACCCACTGAAGCGCGTCACCGCTCACGTTAAATCGTGGACGGGGCGTGCAACCGAGGACGAAATCCGCGAAGGCAAAGCATGGTATGCTTCTGCTATGGAGTTTGCTGAGTACCTTTCGGTTACGTTCAACATCTCCAAAGTCGTAGCCGCCGCAGTCATAAGCGCACTCTCACCCAACAACAAGTGGGAGCGCAATAAGATTGATGCATTCAATCTCATCCAAGCCTTCGTGAGTGGTGAATCCATGGAGTCTGTCAAGGTGTGCACGTACACCAACAACAAGCGCAGGGCGTGGGCGATCTTGAGCGGTGACGTAGAGATGCTCCGCAAGGCTAGAAAAACTCACGCTTTCGCACTCAATGTGGGCGTGATGGATGAGTCTGTTGTTACGATTGACAAGTGGATGCTTCGTGCCTTCGTGACTACGTCGCAGACACCCAAGGACGTACAAACCAGCGTAACACCCTTGCAATACGACCGACTGAGCGCACACTTCTGCAAGCTAGCAAGGAGCATGGGGTACAAGCCTTACGAGTTGCAGGCTATCATATGGGTAACCATCCGTAATCGATGGCTCTGAAACCCCTGTAAACACTGAAGAAATGAAAATAAATTTGACTTCGGTGTTTGAATGTTGTATATTTGTATCGTCTTCCAAATCAAAATCTCAATTATCCCACACATGAAAAATGCACCCCGCTACTGCACAATCACCAACGAACCTATGTTCGAGGGTTGGTACTTCGAAGGTCTTGGATTCTTCTACGCTAAGTACGAGAAAGATGCGCTCCGCATCTGTCAGGAACACGACTACGATACGCTGGATGAGGCGTTCGAGGATGAGTTTATGTACTGGACTGACTGGCACGATATTCCGAAGAGCGAGTGGGATGAAGCACCCAAGGTACACTGATGAGTCCTGCATGGACGAAACGCTGCGAAGCGTCTGTATCAATCAAAATCTTAATAATATGTACAATTTACCTACACTCAGCGAGCAGATAGCCATGGGCTTGATAGCCGTGGAATGCATCACCATCCTAGTCCTAATCGTAAAGGCACGAGAGTATGAACTATAATCACTTCCTTGAATTCTCCTTAGAGGAGATGGTAGATGCTTACGTCTACTTCAACTACATCCACGACTACGAGGGCTGTCGGCTTGTTGCCGATGCCTACGATGCTCACACTTCTTTAATTTTCAATTAATCTTTTTCAAATATGAATACAATGTTCTCAACACACGCTGTTCGCCTTGCCTATGGCAGAACCCTTATGGATGGTAGCTCATCCTTACTCACGTCAGACGGATACGACTTTGAAGTCCCTTATAGTGGCTTCATGGTGGGCGGTCTGACAGGCGAAACCAAAATCCCTTTGGATTTTTGCAACGCACCGCTGTTTCACTCCATCTGGCTACATTATGCAACCGAGGTGCGCAAGCTAATCAAGGAATCTAAACTTAGCGGAGTCTCATATGCCGTAGGCACTTGGGTTGACAATGACTGCATCGTCTTCGATGTATCGGAAAAAGTTGCTAGTTCTCGCTCTGCATATGCATTATGCAAGGAGCGCAACGAAGATGCCTACTACGATGCAAGGGAAAGCAAAAGTGTTTTCATAGAAAAAGATAATGACAATGATTAAAGCAACGATACAATTCGACAACGGAAACTCAGGTAACTGGCGTACTGGCAGAAGCGCAGGGTGGGCAGTCACCAAGGTGTTCAACGATCAAGCGCACATGGACAATTTCATTGCTTCGGTTGAGCGGAAAACTGGAATGCCATTGGACGAAGTATGGATAATTCAAAAAGATTAAAAATGAAAACAAAGTTTGTGAACAAGCGGATAATCCGCAAGGGTACACAGGTGGTGTATCGTGGGGGCTTCGGCTCTGACCCACAGAGAATTGCAGTAGTCACAGGCGTAGAGCGCACGGAATACCCTCGCGAGAAATACGGGGATGAGGTGGAGTGCGTACACTTGGATGACCATTACGTACTGACCCTGAACAACGGACACTGGTGCTACTCAGAACAAGTTGATGGAGTGGTTGTAATCCCCTCAGAATCAGCGGATTAGAAAATAAATTTGGAAAAAGGAAAACTCTGCCTTATCTTTGCAGTGTCAACAACGACGAAATCAAAATCTCAATTACATGAAATGTACACACAACACATTGACCCACTTGCTGGGTGCATGGGACAGACTAGAAGTAATCGGAATCAACCCCGACAATCACAAGTCTATACTCACGAACACCTTCATAGATGGTGGAACTCGAAAGATAGCTATCGAGTATCGACTCGAAGATAACAACGGAGGCGGTCTACCATATGTATATGCATTCCTCGTCATGTACGATCAAAACGGACACCGACGAAGCGTCCTGAAGAATGGGGGTTGGGGTTGTCATGGCGATGATATACTTGAGTTCAAGCGATGGTTCAGAGAGAAGTTGCAGGTTGCTAACAATATGCAAGAGCAACGCATCGAGGATGCACAGGACAACATCGCTGCCTTCCTGTCATAAACACACAACGGTGTAAGCTGTGGGTGACGAAGGCTTGCATCGATGGGAGAGAAACCTAAACATCGTCCTTTTTTACTAACTCAAAATCTCAATTACATGAGCAGACCACAAGCACAATACGACAAACTCAATGCAAGGTTACCCTATGCAGGTGGCTTCGAAACAGCACTCATCGAAGC